ATCCGCTCCATTTCTTCCGTGAAGTTATAGAACACAATCAGGCGATCTTCTGTACTTTCCACCAACTCCCTAAAGGCTTTGTAACGGTGGGGATTATACAGGCCGCAAAGCTGACGGGCATACAGACGGCGGGTTAAGCTGGTATCACCAATCAATTCCCTTTCGGAATCTTCATTGGAACCCCAAAAATCTGAATCAAGTTCAAATTCCTGAAGCGTGGTGATGTTGATACTCACCACCCGTTCCCGCCAGAACTTCCAATATTCCTTTGCCGGGGGCATTCTAACGGGAATAAAGTTCCGTTCAGGAAGATCAATCCCGGCATCGGCGGTGGTCATAAACACAGCCCCATATTCAGCCAGCTTCTTTTTCAGCCGGTCAACATTTTTGTAACCGGTGATTTTCTGCCGCCAGAACCCATCTTCTTCAACCCATTCCGTTTCAATGTACTGCTTCCAAAACAGTTCCTTTGATATGTTCCATCCCAAAAGGCGGCATTGGCTCCACAGCTTTTCATACTTGCCGCCCGTGGGTGTGCCGGAAAGAAGAATCACATTTTCAGGGTTCAACCCAAGAATGAACTTTGACCGTTTGGCGTTCTCATTCTGGATCAGGGAACTTTCATCAAGCATCAGCGTAAACCCGGAAAGGGTTTTCAAAATCTTCCGCCTGAAGGTCAGTTCATAGTTGATCACGCCAATCATCAGGGTTGGAACTTCATACTGAACCTGTTCCATGAACCATTTGAAGGTTTTGGGATCGGTCAGGTCAAAGACACAGTTCCGGGTGTAGTAGGTTTGAAAATGTTCAATCCAATCAGGAACCTTTGAACACTGACACACCACAAGATTGATCCGGGTGTTCAGTTCCTTCATTTTCTCTGAACCAACAAAGGTTTTTCCAAGGCCCATATCAAGGTAATAGGCGCATCGGTTGTGGCCTTCCGTCAGGTCAAGGGCCTTTTGCTGGTGCTGAAATAGCGTGATCATAAAACTTCAGGCGTTTCAATCATGGAAAGGTAATTTTCCACATTTACGCCACGGGAAAGAAGTTCAGCCTTCAGCGCCGTTCCCAATGTACTGTTCAATGCGTAATCGCTGATCTGTTCAGGGGTCATGGAAGTAATGTTAAACAAAGACTGTTTTACCATTCCAAAATGACCAACTCCGAAGGGATCAAAGGGGCAACAATCGGGGGCGGCTTCAATGTCACGAGCAATCATAGATACCACAACGGCGGGGCGGTTTTTCAACATCTTCACTGTATTCAACAGGTGATCAGTTGTCATTTCCACGGGGCTGAAAGCCTGTCCGCTTGCGCCGATCCAAAAGCCCCCATCAAAACGGGTTTTCATATTCATCATCCTTTCTTTCCGGTCAGCCGGACAATATAGATACAGTTCTTCACACGGTAGGCATCATACTTTTTCGCCGCCGTCTGGTTCCACTTGCGCTTGTGGCTGGAAATGGTAGCCAACTTGTTTTTGGCTCCCTGATCGGTTTCATACTCGAAACACATATTCTTTGCGTTGCCGCTGGTCAGAAAATCTTCAATGGCTTTGACTTCCTCGCTCTTAACACCGCCATTAAAACTGCCCTTGGGCGGGGCCCGAACATTGTATTTGATTTCCATTACTTCACCTTCTTACAAAATTTCCGGGGCCGCTATCGTGTCGATAAACAGCAAATCTTCAGTTCCGGGAATAGGATCATACAGGCTGACAGTTTGGGGTTCCTTGGCCCTTTTGCGCCGCTCATTTCCAATGGCTGACCGCATGGCATTACAGGCCACAGTTACAAACCGGCTTTTCTGCATATCGGGAACGGCAAACCACCGTTTCACACTGATCAGATACCGGAAGATAACCACATCAAACCATTCCGCCCGGTCAAGGCCCTGTTGATCCAAGTACCACTAAACAATATTGATGTTGTCCGTGGCGAATTGGGCTTCTTTCGGGGTAAGGGGGCGTTCATAGAACGATTTAGGCAACCGCACACCGCCGCCCACCTCATTCTTTGCCGGTTTCACTCATTCCCCCCCCCAATCGTCAGGCAGTCAAGCCAAAGAAGCTGTTGAACACTTCAGCGCCCACATACTCCCTGAACTTGGTGGGGTTAATGTAGTAATTCCAGTTGTTCCCGGTGCCGGGAACCGCATTGCCGAAGGGAAGAAGCCCACGCTGAAGGCCGATCCGCACAAACTGATCAGATTTGCCCATGCACCGGGCCGCTTCCTTTACGCTGATCTTTTTCACCGGGGGCGGGGCATCCTTCACCGGGGCGGCTCCATAGCCCATCAGATATTCAAAGGTCACGCCGGTAGCATCGGCAAGGGCCTTGATACGGTCAGGGCCGGGGGTGTTCTTCCCGGAAAGATACTGACTAATAGCGGCCTTGGAAGCCCCGGCCTGTTCAGACAGGACGGATTGGCTCATGTTGGCCTGTTCCATAGCGTTCTTCAAACGCTCTGCAAAGGTGGTCATTGTGCGTACTCCTTTCATTTTTCAAGATTTCCGTGTGTAAACACGGCGGACAGTAAGAAATAACATCCCGGCCAATGTCGGACAGTTTTTCGGGATAGGTCAGGGGAAACATTTCCCCGCACTTCTTACACCGAACTTGGCGGGTGATCATCATTGGCTTACCACCTTGAAATGACCGGGTTCCTTCATCGGTTCCACATCCACGGTGGAAACCAAGGCCCACCAATCGGCTTCAGGGTAAAGGTTGCGGTCACTTCTCAAAATGGTTCGATCCTTGAAGTGAACGGCCTTCCAATCCTTGGTGTCAATCAACTTCATTAGTTATCACTCCTGTTCTTCAAAGGCCACTTCACATTCCCCACAGAGAACATGAACTTCCTTGGTGGCCCGGATAATGGCCCCGCAACAGGGGCAAACATACTTCCGGGAACTGTTCTTCTTGCTGGAACCCTTCAGGCCGGTGATCCTTGGCCGAACAAGGGAAAAACCAGATTTCCCAAGGCTCTGAACAAATTCAAGGGCTTCCGAGTTCAAGGCTGTTTTGTGCCATCCGTACTTATCGCCTTTTTCCACCGTCAGGCCGTGGGCTTCAGCGGTTTCCCGGAACTTCTTGTTGTGGTATAGACCAGATCGTGAAGTGTCCTGAACACCGTCTTGAAGGTTTTTGAAGATGAACCATTTCATGGATCAGGGTTCCACAGGTTTCTTCAAAGGGCCGGTTCAGGTATTCGGCGCACAGATTGATTTCATAGTGGCCTTCATCTTCCCCGGCCTTCCAAGCCTTCCAGCCAGTACACCAGCCATAGGCCCCACGGGTATGATCCGGGGAAACGGTGATCACGGGCTTTTCCAGCTTGTCAGCAAAGAACCGGGCGTTGAACTTTGAAAATAAGTTTTCAAGTTCTTCAATGACCGGCTTCAGGCTTACTTCATTCATTGATGTTCTTCCTTTCTTATGAGCACTTATAGTGCTCAATCGGGGTATAAAAAAGCTCCTGCACCGTCTTACCAAAAAAGTTGGCAATCCGAATTTTGACTTCATCACGGGGAACTCTTTCATCCCGTTCATACATGGCCCAAGAAGATTTCGTAATACCAAGAATGGCGGCAATTTCTTCTTGGGTTCGATCCCCACGCAGTTTGCGAAGAATCATTCCCGTGGTTTCCTTCTGGATCATGTTCTCACTCCCTTTCTTGTTTTCGTGCACCTTTTGTGCTCGTCTGCTATTATAGTACACCCAATGTGCTCAAATGTCAAGTTGAATCGAACACTAAAAGTGCATAAAATAAAAAGGCACAATTTGTGCACTATGCTGGATTGACCTTGTGCACAAATTGTGTATAATATAAATGAAAGGGGTGTTACTAATGGCAAAGTTCAATGAGCGTTTGAAACTTTTACGCCGGGAATCCGGTTTATCTCAACAGGATTTTGCAAAGCAACTCGGAACTTCTAAAAGTAGCGTCAATATGTATGAGCGTGGAGAAAGAGAACCCGGTATAGAAACCCTTGAAGCCATTGCTGATTACTTCAATGTTGATATGGATTATTTACTTGGTAAATCGGATCATAGAAGTAAATCGGCATGGTTAGAAGATATTGATAATTCCATTGATCTTGATATTCTACGATCCCAAGTAAAGTTTGAAAATTTGTTCCCGATTGAAAGAAAAAGATACCCTTTGATTGGAACAATCGCTTGTGGGAAACCCATCACCGCCAATGAAGAAAAAGAATTGTATGTAGAAGCCGGGGCGGAAATTGAAGCTGATTTTTGCTTACGGGCAAAAGGTGATAGCATGATCCGGGCCAGAATTTATGATGGTGATATTGTATTTATCCGAAAACAAAGCATGGTTGACAATGGTGAAATTGCCGCCGTGGTCATTGATGATGAAGCAACTCTGAAGCGGGTCAACTACTATCCAGAAAAAAACTTACTAATCTTGAAGGCTGAAAATCCTGATTATGAAGATCTGGTCTATACCGGGGAACAACTGGATCATATAATTATTCTGGGGAAGGCAGTTGCTTTCCAAAGTGATGTTAGATAAAGGATATAAATATGAAAAAGAAAATTGGTTTAGTTGTGGCAATTATTTTTATAGGGGCTTTAGCTTTTGGTATTTCAAGGGTAGTTCAAAACCCTGAACAATATCAAAAAACTGATCCAAACATCGAAGCTATTATGAATTCCTGTGAAGTTACTGAAGCACAGGCCGAAACCATTTGGGGTATCCTTCAGGAATGTGGTGTTGGCAGTATTGAAATTATTTCCCGTGACACTATGCTTGATGGACTTTATAACACGGATGATATTGGATATAGGATTAGAACAGAAGATGGGAATAATCCTGTACTTTATCTAAATGGCGCTGGGGAAGTTTCACAAATACGATGGGCAAATCAAACACTTTATCCGAAGTCCTAAATTAGAACAGATAGAACACATCTTTTTCCCATTCTCTTTTAATGTTACTTTCTTATATTTTTTTTTACTTTTTAAGTTTAAGTAATATAACATCTGTTCTATCTGTTCTATTAGATAAATACCAGATAGGATAAAGGTTTTTGATAGAACAGATCGTAACAGAAGGCAAAAAAAAAAGACCGCCCCCGGTGGTGGCACACCGGAAGCGGTCAGGCGAAACAAAACCCGTTTGAAGTTAATGTTTCAATCCCCATTGGACATTATATCACATCGGGTTTGGCTTTGCCATACCCATTTTCCTGAAAGGACAGGTGATATAATGCGGAATCCCAATGGGTATGGGACTGTGGCGAAGCTGTCAGGCAATCGCCGCCGCCCATTCATTGTGAAAAAAGTGATTGGCTGGAATAACAAGGGCCATCCCATCTATGATATTGTGGGTTACACAGAAACCCGTGAAGCCGGGAATTTGCTATTGGCTGAATATAACCGTGATCCTTGGGATGTTGACCGGGCCAAGATCACCATGAAGGAACTGTTTGAACTTTGGAAAGAAAAGAAGGCTCCGAAGCTGGGGGAATCCAACCGTTCATCCTTGTGTTCAGCGTTCAAGCATTGTTCAGCGTTATGGGAAAAACCCTATAAGCAAATCCGGTCATACCAAATGCAAGAAACGATTGACGGTTGCGGGAAGGGGTACAGTACCCAAGCGGCAATCAAGAACCTTTGGGGCCATCTTGACAGGTTCGCCCTTGAAATGGACATAATCAACCGGTGTTTTTCTGACTTGCTGACTTCTGATCCCATCCCACCAACCACCCGCCTTCCCTTCAGCAAGGAAGAAATCAAGAAGGTTTGGGAACATCAGAAAGAACCTTGGGTTGACACGGTTCTGATCCTGCTTTATTCCGGGTGGCGGATCAGCGAACTTCTGAACTTGAAGCCGGAAGATATAAACCTTCAGGCCGGGACGATGAAGGGCGGAACCAAAACCAAGGCGGGGAAGGATCGGGTGGTTCCTATCCATTCCAAAATCAGGCCCTTGGTGGAATCCCGCCTTGCGGAAGGTGGCCCCCGGCTGATCAGCTACAATGGGCGGGTTTGCAACCAAACCCAATACCGGATTTTTTGGGCGGACATTATGAAGGCTCTTGAAATGAACCACACCCCGCACGAATGCCGCCACACCTTTGAAACCCAACTGGACAGCGCCGGGGCAAACCGGAAGTGTATTGATCTTCTCATGGGCCATGTGTCCAAGGACACAGGAAACCGGGTCTATAATCACAAGACTTTGGATGAACTGAAAAGCACCGTTGAACTAATTCAGTAAGCCCTTGAATTTTGTCAAATCCTATGGTATTCTTTTGATGGTGCTACCGATAAACGGCAAGTGGTTAGTTCCCCTGACCAGATCAGGGGCGCTTCTTGCCCCCTGATCTTTATAGAAAGGGGGGCTGTCAAATGGTTACATATTCTGATCTGATTCAGACAGGTATTTTAATCGTTGGCATTATTGCCCTGTTCATGCAGGCCAATAAAAAGAAGTAACCGCCCGGCTCCCAACCTTGCGGTTACTTCTGTAATCCAGTAGGGGAACCAACCGTTTGCCGGTGGCACCCTCGTTCTATGTTCAGTATAATTCAAAGCCGCTGAAATGTCAATAGGGGCCGTTCAAAGCGGTGAACATTATAGGCCGATGAACACTGAACTATTAACACGATAGTAACAAGAAAGGCGGGAAACCCCGGAAAACCGGGACTTCCCGCCTAATCTGTTTTTATTGTACCATGAATTTGTATGCTCTGCAACGCTCCGAAGCGCCCAAATACTGAACATTTCAGCCCGTTGAAAGTGGGTCAAATCGGGGCCGGTAGTAACAAACTAATAACACGGTATCACAGGGGTTTTGCGTAGTCAAGAGAAATCCAACCGGCCCCGGATTTCAGCTTGCCCCACTTGGAAGCGCCGGTTCCGTTACTCTCCGCCACAATGGTATAAACACCGGGTTTGATGAAGCCATTCTTCCCATAGTTGGTGCCGGGGCCTTTTCGGATATACAGATCAGAAATGGTCACACGCACCAAATACGGCTCCACCGTGGCCCCTGCGCCGTCCGTGGCGGGCTTTTGGGCGTTGGGGGTAGTAGTTTCATTACCTTCCCCGAAAACCCCGCCAGAAAGCCGCCTGTTGACTTCTGCGGCAATATCCCCATGAAGGTTATAAAGATAATCACCGGGGCAAGCCTTATTAGCAAACCACCGGTGAACTGTCATAACCATTTCATTTGCCTTGGGGGTATAGGCAAGGGTCTTGTTCTTATCCCCGAACCACAGGATTTTAGTTTTCCCGTTGCGCTTGCAAATATCGGTCACAAGGTCAAGAAGGGCGTTGTATGCCTTATCTGTTACCTTGTAGGGGTGGACGGTTTCACTTGCCGTTTCAATGGTCACGGCCCTATGGTCATTGCCGCTGTTGGAACTGCACCAAGAACGGTCACTTTCAGACACACACAGGCCAATGGAACCATCATACCCCACAACATAGTTGCAAGACGCTTGCTTGCTGGTAGGCTGGAACACTTCACACCCCCGCTTTGCCGTAACCTGACCAACAAAACAGTGAATGGTGATCCGGTCAATGGCATGGTTCCGGGGGCTGTTCTTGTTCGGGGAAATTTGGGTAACGGTGACAAGTTTACTGTTGCTCATTTTCGGTTCCCTCCTGTTCGGGTTCAAGGGCGGGGATTTCCTGATAATTCACAACCTTGGTCATATCACACAGGGAATCAATCAGGTTGCCAAGGGCTTCAGTGTCCACAGGATAGTTGATATATTCGGCGGAAGTCTGAACCATAGCCATTACCCATTCCTTCCGGGTTGCGCCATCGGCAAACTTCTGTTCCGCTTCCTCCATCAAATCCATCACCAAGCCCAACAGGGCGGCCCAATTCTTTTCCTGCGTGGCCTTCTGAACATACTGCACCAGCTTATAGGCCAAGGGAATACAGGTGGACAGGCCAGCAAGAATGGCAACAATCAGGGAAATAATCTGTTCAGCGTTCATGTTTTTCTTCCTTTCTGATTTTGTATTTTTGGCCGGGGGTCACAGTTCCTTGGTATCGTTGTAGACTTCCGGGCCGTATTGCTTCCGCAACTTGATCCGGTTTTCAGCCTTGGCCTTGGAATAGTAAAAACCGGTTGCCGTTGCCAGTTCAGCGAATATGGCCGGGATCAGATACGCAAGGGGTGAAGTGTCCCCCGTTTTCCAAACGATAGCAAGAGTGAAGGCCGTCACAACCAGCGTGACGGCCCCCACACAACCCAACCAAACTTTGGAAAATTCCTTTTTCGGTTTCTTCTTTACACGGCTCATTCATCCGGGGCTTCCGTGGGCAACTCCAAGAATTTCTTGTGAAGATCGTCCATTACCCCGTTCACCCCCAACGAATGATATTGCTTCCAGCAGTTTTCAAAACTTTCTCTTGCATAGATTGGGGCAAAGCCTTTTTCAGTGTACTTGTTAAAGTCACTGATCATTTGGCTTCTCAAAAGCGCCTGAATTCCAGCTTTCAGGGCTTTGGAATCCTCCATGTTGCGCTTGATCAGCCCGTGAAGGTATTTGAATACACCCGCAATCAGGGCCGGAACCCCGATCAGGCACAACCATTGGTAAACCGTCATTGAACCACCCCTTCCCGCCTTATGCGCTGATCAGGCGGAAGATATATTGCAAATCTTCCACTTGGGCATTGTAGAACTCATAGTTCCAAATCCAGTGATCTTCATGTTCCGGCCTTTTGAACCGCTGACAGAAGGGGTCATTCCAAATCCGGTTCCAGCGTTCTTGGTAGGCGGGATCAGGTTTGTTGGGATTCTTTTCCAACCGCAACAGGATTGCGGAAACCAGTTCCCCACGCTCTTTCCCCCGGCCATCATCGTTTTGGCTGAAGTAGTCATAGGCAATTTGGCTGGTGTCCGCACACATCAGCTTGTTTTTCCACACAAGAAAACCGCCCTGAACAGTCAAGGCGGTTCCATAAGGGATATTGACATATTCGCCGCAACCGGCCTTAAACCTCGCCCGTTTCCGGGCAATATAGGTTTCATGCTTCATCGGTCACTTCCTCCCAACCGTACACACCCGGTTCCCACACATTGTTTTCCACGGTGGAAGTCCAGTGTTTTTCATTGTGGCTGACTTTGGCCCCCAAGGGGTAGGCATCATGCGCCCCAATGGGCTGAATCCATTCCGGCCATTCCTCCGAAGGATCGGCGGTCAGGCTCCACAGGCTGGGGGAATCCGGGGGTGTCCAATCCTCTTGGGAAGTGTGATCCTGCACACATTTGTAAAGGGTGCCGTTATAGCGCCGGATTTGGCCGGTTTTGTAGTTAATAGGGTAAGTCCATTCAGCGAACAGTTCAGCGTGTTCCGCCGCCGTTACAGGGTCAATGGTTCCGGCTTCTGCCATCGTCACAAACATGATCCCGCCCGTGGTGTTGGTGTTGGTGATTTCCTTTCCCGCATCGGTCACTTCCAAACTGACGGTTTCCAAGCCTTCCATTTCATCCCGGCCAAGCAAATGGTACGGTGTCCCTTCAAAAACAATGCCCGAAGCATCACGCTCCGGGCAAAGGACATAGCAACCATTTTCGGCCTGCTTAATGTAGTTCAGATTTTCCGTCAAGCCAATGTTGGCCCCGTCTTTGATAATTCTAAACATTTCGCACCTCCGAAAAAGATAGCATGATAAAGTCGCCGCAACCGCAACAACCTTCCGTGGTCATTGAAGTTCCGGTAATAGGCGCTTTGGCATTCCATATACTGTTCAACATCAGTGAATTGCCGCTTTTCTTCTATGAACTCCCGGTGAAACAGTTTCAATTTTCGTCTTGCCCGTTTCACACCATCCCGGCTTCCATTCACCTTGATTTCTCCGGTTTCCGTCAGCGTGAATCTTGCTTTGCAGAACCGGAAGGGCTTTGTCAGGGGGGATGATCTTACATTTTCGTTTGTTCGCTCGAATTGCAAGGGCTTCAAACCGTCGAACAATTTCATGCCCAAGTTTCTTCAGGGCTTCCACATCGGGCAAAATCAAATAGTAATCGTCCATGTAATGCCCGAAACAGTGAACCCCGGCTTGACATTTGATCCAGTTATCCACGGCGCTTGGCAACGCCACCATTTCCTGTTGTGACGGCTCCACACCCAAAGGCAAGCCCCGGCCCGGTGTCGGGCAAGGGGAAGTTCGGATCACCATATCAGCAAGCGCCCGAAGGTCAGGGTTTAGGATCAATTCTTGGTGCCGCTGATACAGAAGCGCATGGGGCGCATTGGGGAAGAACCCCTTCAAATCCAACAGCAAAACTGCCCCTTCCCGGCCATAATGTTGAAAATGCCAATGAAGATGTTTTTTCAATCTGCGATAATGCCAGTGAAGGCCCTTTTTCTTCTGACTTGCCCCGTTGTCATAGATCATGCAAGGGTTATAAAGCGGAATCAGAACTTCATTGCAAAGGGTTTTGTGGATTTGCCGATCAGTAATATGGGGCGCATCTATGGGGCGTACCTTCCCACGCTCTCTTAAAGTGAAATGGGTACACTTCATAGGCTTCCATTCCTGATCCAAAATCTTCTTCCGCCGTCTTGCTGTCCCGGAAAACAGGTGCATTTCAAAGTTCTGAACACTTTGTTTCCACCGTACCCCATTACAGCATTTCCGGCCATAGAAGAACATTTTGCGATAACTGAATACTTTGTCTATTGGCCCAAGTGCATCACACCGGGCCTGTTTTCTCTCTTGCCGCTTGGCTTTGCGGCGCTGGTATCTTGCTTCATGCCGTTCTTGGCTTGTCATAAAAATAAAGTATTCGCCTTTCGTACAGATAAATTGTAGGGTGCCTTCTAATCTGTTTTGCCTTGACACATGAAATGGGATATGGCACGATCCCCCACCATGCAAGAAGCGTCCGTGTAAAGGCTACAAAAGAAAGGGTATCGGCTATCCCCAATAGGGATAGGTTATACCCCATCCCGCTTTCCCAAGCGGGGCAGTTTTTAGGGGTTGGCTACCCAAGGAAGTACCTCTCCTTTTGCGAAGGTCGTCTTTCACCTGAAATCCAAAAGCCGGGTTTCTGTTACTCCATTTGACCTCGCAATCGCAAAATCCGGGCCGCACGCCACCAGAATTGTTGGCGTTATTGTTGTTGTAGTTGCCGTCCGTATTGACAATGAGGAAGTTATTGTTGTTGTTGTTGTAATTAGGGGAACGAAGGAACCACCACACCGCCGAAGGACGAATTATCAGAGGTACACCTAATTCTTTGAAATTAAGTTTTCAATTTTCCACTTACATTTTTGATAGCCCCTTTCAAAAGTTCATTTTCCTTGTCGATCAGCTCACCAAGGCTTTGCGCCATCTTATCTAATTTTTCTGTTGCGTCCTGTCCTTTCACCGGGTTCCCCTTGGAATTAGTGAAAGCCCCTTCAGGATTTTGGTTCAAAATCAGATATACATGGGTCAAGCGTACATCCAGCGCCATCAGGGAAGCCCTTGCTTCAAGCAAGTGGGCCTTCCGAAGTTCTATGCGCTGGGGATCGGAAGGAAAAATGCTATTGCCCTTTTCCGCATGGTCGATCACTTCACCGGCCAGCTTTGCAATGGGTTCCGCAACAAGCCGGGAATATCGGGCAGAAAGACGGGTAAGAAAATTGATGGTTTCTACATAGATTTGATTGGCGGTGTTGATGAACTCCGCCTTGCTGGTTGTTCGTTTCTGCTTCAGAACAGACATTGGTTCACCCCTTTCCGGGCCATCCTAATTAGTATAGCACAGAAACGGGAAAAAGCCAATTTTCAAAAATTGCGTCGGGCGCTTACGCGCCCGAATTATTTTGCTATCTTCACCCCGGCTGTTCCGCCCCCTTGCGGGGGCGGGATGGGGCCGGGATAATCCTGCGGGGGATTAGACAACAAAGCCGGGCCGCACGCCACCAGAATTGTTGGCGTAATTGATGCCGTAGTAGCCGTCCGTAATGACAATGAGGAAGGCATAGTAGCTGCAGTAATAAGGGGAACGAAGGAACCACCACACCGCCGAAGCGGTGCTTGTATGACGATAGGCAATGCGGGAATTACCGGCCTGATAATAGGCATACTGAACTTGGTAATTCTGTTCATAGCTGTTGGCCCAATTCCTTGTGCCGAACACTTCAAATTCCGCCAGCAAGAACAGATAATCTTGGGTGGAAGTCACATTGCTTTGAACATTGCCGGTATTGTTGCCCACATTGTCAGTGTACTTGGTTACAGCCTTCATTACGGCCCGCAAAGCGGAAGGCAAAGCCGCCATAAGGCTGTTTGCCGTGGGGCTGGAAGGGGTGCCGCTGTTGCCCAAGACGGTATTCCGCATATAAGAACTTGCCCAACCGCCTTGGTTCGTGTTGCTGGTGTTCATGCGGAATCCTTGACTGGAATCGGTGCTATTGTAGTTGTTATCACACAGGGCAACCGGGGTGCTTCCAATCTTGCCAATTTGGAAGTGAATGCGGTTATTGCCTTCACGGGAAGCATTATGATTGAAGCCCAAGATGAAAACATTGATGGTCAGATTGGTGATCCCGAAGCCAACCACATTGCCGTTGATCACAATGGACTTGGTATCACCCACGGCCCAATAATCATCCGCTGTTCCTGCGGCGCTTGCCTCGCTGATCGTGTCCCAATCATTATCATTCAGGGTTGCGGTGGGAAGCGTAACGGCCACGGAACAGCTTTTGTTGGTCGGGGCCGTGTAGTTGGTACCTTCCGCCACGCTGACAGTGATTGTGGCATTGCCTTTGCCCACGGCGGTTACAGTTACCGTGGTGCCGTTCACATTGACCGTGGCAGCCCCGCTATTGCTGGATTGGGCGGAAATAGCGCCATCCCCGGCCCGTGTCACCGTGAAAGTGTCGGTCATTTTGGAAGCGCCCAAATCCATACTGCTTTTACTCAAAGAAAGGCTTCCAGCGGCCTTCCCAATCGTCCAAGCAACCGTTTTGGCCCCGGTAGTGCCATCACTCCACCGGTAATTGTCTGTGGGCGTGAAAGTGGCGTTGTAGCTTCCCGCATTGGTGCCGCTGGTGGTGCCGCCAATGGTCAGCTTGGAAGTATCATAGCCATTCCAAGAAGGGCTTTGGGGTGAACCGGTATAAGTAAGGCTCCCGCTTTGGGTGGGGGGCGCAACCGTGGCTTTGTTGATCGTCCATTGAACCTGTTTGGCCGTGGTGGTGCCGTCCGTCCACTTGTAGGGGTCTTTCGGTGTGAAGGTTGCCGTATAGGTTCCCGCATCGGTGCCGGAAGTCACACCCCCAAGGGTCAGGGTGTCGGGGTTGTAGCTGTTCCAAGAAGGGCTTTGGGATTGTCCGTTATAGGTCAAGGTGCCATTTTGGGTGGGAACAACATCAATGGTATAGACGAACCTGGACACGGCTTCCAAGGCCGCATCTGCCGCATCTTGGGCATTTTGGGACGCTTCCAAAGCCGCCGCCACATCTTCCCGAATATCGGCGTGGGCGCTGTCACTGGTGTTGTGTTCGTCAATGGCATCTTCAATATCTTGGGTGGGGTCAAAGGTGAAATCGGGAAGCTGTTCAGGCTTTACCTTGCCATCCTCCCCAAGATCGGCCTTCCCGGACAAAGCATCATCATGGGCTTTCAGGGCCGCATCAATCTTGTCCATGTTGCGGTTCTGATCATCCACATTGTAGAAATCTTCTTGGGCCGGTTTGACCAAATCATAATTGGTGGTGTATTCAGCCATCTTTCATTTCCTTTCTGATAGATTTATTGGAAATCCCTGCAAGTTGGCCGTGGGTCAAAGGCAGAAGATCACCATACGGGGTGGGAACATGGGCCTGAAGTTCTTCCGTTCTTACTTCATAATGGGTGTACCAAGCAAGCTGGGCATGGGTGAAGCCCTTCAGGGTTTCATGGATGTTGAACAACTGTTGAACTTCCAAAACCAGATTGACCGGGGCAACCCGTTCAAGAAGGTTTTGAACATCTTCAAAGTTCTTCTTTGCGGCCACACCAACCTTCACAAGAAGGGTGTAATCCGTGACTTCCGCCGAAGAATTACCGGGGCCACAAAGGTTTTCCAAGATCACCCGAAGCTGGGGCAAGGTGTACGGAAGTTCTTCATTCAACCGGGCCAGTACACGGAACCGCCGATCATCCAAGGTATCTGTTCCCTTTGGGGTGATACCCAAGATTTTTTCCCACCGGGACAATCCAAGGTTGCCAGCGGTCTTGATGAACTGGTTTGCAAGAAGATCATCCGCCGCCGCCCAAGCGGTTTCAAACTCCGGTTGTTCGGCTCCGGTGATCCCCTGAAATTCCGCATAGTCCCGGACAACATAGGGAAGGTAATTGATTAGTTTGCGATCCATTCAATCACCTTCCCTTATAGGCTTTGGGTGCCGGTTGCCGGGGTAATCTCACCAAGAACCGGGATATAATCAAGGTTCAAGGCGTAGTTGGCCGCAAGGCCATTGATTTTGGTATCAGCAATATCCAAAATTCCGCTTACACCCAACAGGCGGCTTTCAATTTGGCTGACACGAACCACAAGGGCCTGTTCCTGATCCGCCCATGTTTCGGACAGTTCTTCAAAATAGGCTTCAATGGTCTGTTCAACATAGGATTGAACATCTTCCCAACCCCACCCCTGTTGATAGGTCAGGGTGAAGGACAGGTTCACAGTTTCGCTTTTCACGCCTTCCACCTTCACCACATGGCCGATAGGGGCGGTTCCCAAACCTTCCCCGGCGTTCTGAAGGGGGTCAACGGCGGTCTGTACCTGTTCCACAAGGGTTTGGGAAGGTACGCTGAAGGTGCCGTCAATGATGATCAGTTTCACGGTTCCGCCCACCGTCAGCTTGTTATTGATCCCGGCTTCATAAACCTTGGTCAACCAAGCCTTGATTTCTTCAGACGCTTGAACGGTTGCCATCCATTCTGAAACCCCGTCCGGGGGAACCAGTTCAGCGGGCCGAATATTCCCGTTCCAAGCCCGGTAAACCTTCACACCGCCAACGCCGGGAATTGCATTCACCTTTTCGATATAATCAATCCGGTTGCCGCCGAAGGCTTGGGCGTTCAGGCTGTCAAAGTACCTTTGGCGGAAAACCTCGGTATCTTCTTCATCCTCGCCGGGGATTAACAGGGCCGTAACCGTACAGGTTTCAAGCCCTTCAATGTATTCAATGGGAATCACCGTGGCCCCGTAGTCATTGCCAGCTTCACCCGCTGTTTCACAGGTGATTTCATATACCCCTTCACCCCGTTCAGCGGAAACATAATAGTTCAGTTCCCCAATGGAAAAGCGGGTGTTCAAGGGCAAGTGCAAAGTGGTCGGGGTAATGATCAACTGCAACACGGCGGCGCTTGCCGGTTGTGGGGAAAGGCCCCGTTCCGCCGCCCGCTGGATCAGATAAGGACGGCTTGCCGTGTCTGCAAAGGTTTCATTCAAAACCGTGTCAAGTTGGATATACAGGTTTTGAAGTTCCACAGCGGCGGGGGCATTCCCAAGCCAGACCAGTGAACCTTCACGGGTGTCCAAATTGCTGTTGATAGACAAGGCCCGTTCCAGCATCCGGTTCAGCAAAAGCGAATAGGTAATATCTTCATACATCAGATTTCCACCTCCATTTCCGTGAAAATGGGGCCAAAAATGCTGACCACCCGAAAAGTGGTCAGCACCTTTTTCTTGTTCACTTCAAATTGGAAATTGTCAACGGCGGTGATCCGGTCATCTTGAAGCAAGGCTTCCTTGATACCCCGTTCAATTTCAGGAATGCAGTAATCAACCGGCTTACCAATCAGCCGCTTTTTCTCAAAACCATAGTTCCAAGAATAAATCAGCCATTCATACCGTTCCACATTCAGGATCAGGAAAACCGCCTGTTCCACGGCTCTTACTTGGTCAATGGTGCCGGTAATGGTCTTGGTATCATGGTTCATTTTGAATGTGCGGCTGGGAAGCACAGAAAAAGTGAAGTCCTGCCGCAAATCGTCTTGAACTTGTGGAATCATAACCATTCCCCCTGTAAGGCCGGGTTCGGTTTAATCCGATCCAGCACCACAAATTTTTTGCCCTTCTGAATCCGGGCCAAAACCACCCAATCCCCCACCACAAGGGCGTTATGAACCTTGAACTTCTTCCGTCCCTGAATGGGGTGGTTGTGGTCAATATCTTCAGCGGTGCCGCCCCCGGTGTAAGTGTCTGTTACCGGGTGGCCGTGGGTGATCACAACAGTTTGGTGGGAAACCGTCATATCCACTTCATAATCAGTCACATTGCGGGTCAGCACCAACATTTTTTCAGTGTAGATTGCTTTCTGATCCACTTGGATTTTCAGAGGGGAAGCGGAAATCACCGTTCCAAAAAGAAGGTTTACCGGCTTCCCGGCTTCCACCGCTTCCACAGCGGCTTTTTTTACCAGTTCTTTTGCAGTTGAAGGATCAGGCAATGAATTCACCCCCAATCAAGGTTAAATCCATGAAATGTTCATCCCCCTTGAAATTGTGGGTGACTTTTTCAACCATCAAATAGTTGTTGGTGATAATATCGCCCAAATCCAAGGAAACCACCACAGCGGAACCGGCCCGAACCCGAACATCACCAAAGGCATTTTTTACCGTCAGTTTCCGGGTTTTCTGATCGTACAGTTTCAAAAGGGCATCGGCTTTGGCGGCGGCTCCCGTTGCGGTCTGAAGTTCTTCATAATACTGAAGAACTCCCCAAGTGTTCATTTTTTCGCCGTCTTGGGCCACATACAATTCCCGCTTGCCGGTTTGCTCATTGTTATAGGCCAGCTTGATTTTGTTATAGGTCTGATCATCAATGCTGGAAGAATAATCAAAGGTTTCACCGGTTTCCGAATCAATCAGAAGGTTCAACTTCATGGAATTGACATTCTTCAAGGTCAGCGCCCCGCCATCATCGTACAGGCAGTACAGTTGGCCGGTATTCAGAAGGGTTTCATCAAGGGCATTTTGGATCATGTCAAACAGGGTGCTATTTTCTTCCACAATAGTTTCAATGGTGTACCCTGTATCTTCCACGCTTCCAAGGTTCAGGCGGAAATCTGTTGCAATCCGCTTCAGAAGGTCAGAAGCCTTCAGCCCTTCTTCTGTATAGGTGTCCTTGTTCTTCAGATACCGCAACTGATCATAGGCCACAACATCAATGGTGGGGCTGTTCGCTTTCCGGCTCTTGGTGAACACAAAGCCATAGAACATGGTGGTTCCATCCACGGTAAACTTCACCGGGTTCCCTTCTTGGAAGTTCAAAACACCGTCTTTGATCACCGTGAATTCCAGCTTGCCGGGGGTGCCTTTTCGCTCCAATGTCAGTGAAACCCCTTCTTCAACTACCGGATAATAAATGGTTGAACCATTCTGAATCAGAAGTTCAACAGACACGGAATCACCCCTTTCAGGAAGGCAAAGTAAGAACCTGATTGGGATAAATCAGGTTCGGGTTTGTAATCTTGTCTTTGTTCAGTTCATAGATTTCATTGTAACGGGAACCATCCCCCAAATACTTCTTGGCAATATTCCAAAGGCAATCCCCGCTTTTCACCGTGTAGGTGGTTTGCTGGGGCGCTTGGCTGGTTTCCCGCTGGGGTTGTTCCACCGTAGCGGTGGGGGTTTCTGCGGGCGTGGGGGTCGGTTGGATAGTCACGGTTTTAGTGCCATAGTGCCTGTATTGCTTCAGGCTGACAGTAACCGTAATATCAAAGCCTTCTTCCGCATCATCGGTGATTTGGTAATCCTCCATGCCCACCGTCAAATTGGTATAGAACAACCGCCTTCCAGTGGGCATTGACCGGTTCAGGATGAATTGAAACGGTTGCTTGGCAGTTTTCATCCGCTCGAACAGGGACAAGTAATAATCGGCGGATTGCGCCCCACCATTGGTGAAGGGATAGGAAACTTGGGGAAGAAGCAGATCAAAACTTACATCGGTCAACCCCGGTTCCTTCAGAATATTGATTTCCTCGCCATTGATCAGCGTCAGGGTTTCATTCTGGTTATTGATCTTCACCTTGACTTTGGAAGGGGTGATGGGCATAAGCACACCACCCAAATACATTGTGTATGCCATTACTCATGCACCCCTTCTGCCGAAACCGCAAGCTGTTCTGCAAAATTTTGTGTCCAAGCATCCATGATCCCATCCAAATCAGTGTCTTTACTGATATAGTTGGTGTTCTGCTGTTCAACCTTGATTTCAGCGGTGGTGAACCGGTTGATCGCTTCCCGCTCGGCAATATCCCGCATATAGGCCAAATCTTCTTCAGCAATATCAAGGGCTTCACTCATAGCGGCGGTGTTTCCTGCCGTGTCGCCGGTGTTCCCATAGATACCATCAAGGGTGTTGCCAAGATTGAAGGCATCCAGCCCATCAGCGGCCCCCAAGCTGTCCATTGCGGAAAAGTCGAACACGCCGCCCACGGTATCTTCCACACCTTGGCCGAACTCATAGCCCATATCAAAGGCGGCTCCATACTCGAAGCGGCCCAAATGAAGATCTTCCGCATTCAGCTTTTCCATGATTTCTTCACCCTTGCCAAAGGTGGAATCCACCCAACCGCCCAAGCTGTCACGCCAGCCTTGGACGGAACCGGCAAGGTTAGAACCGAAGATAGTATCAATGGCCGAAGCCAAAGCCTGAAGGACGGAAAGAACCGTGTCCGCCAAGTCGAAAAATAGACGGGCCACAGCCCCAACCGGATCATTGAATACATTTCCGATGAAGTTTGCAACCGTAGCCACAAGGTTGTAGATCATCACGAACACATCTACAACCAAGTTCCACAGGGCCACAAAGATATTCCCGATGAAGGCCAGCGCCGCCATAAATGCGCCACAAATCAGGCCGGTTGCGGAAACGCTTGTACCTGCAAAATGATTGACCGCCGCCACAGCCGCATAGAACAGGGCTACAAGGGCGATAATCAGAATGATAATCCATGTAAGGGGGCAAGCCATCAAAGCCGCATTCAGGCCGTATTGGGCCGCTGTTTGGGCAAAGGTGGCGGTGGTCTGTGCTCCGGTTGCAACGGTAGTCATAGCCAGTCTTGTGGCCTTTACGGTTTCCAGCGCATTCACAATGCCGGTCACTGTTTTATAGGCAAGCATGGCTCCATTCAAAACAAGAAAAGCCGTTGCAACACCGCCAACAATAGGGGCAAGCCATGACCAATTATCCACCACCAAAGCGGCACCGCCAATCAGAAGGTCAAGCACCACCGTTGCAACAGAAGCGATCCCGGCAAGGCCGTTGATAACTCCATTCGTTACTTGGGTGAACTTTTCGCTATTAGCAACTTGATTTACCTTGTTCAGAATAGGATTGAAGATAGACAGGGCCTTGTTCTTCATCCCGATCCAAATTTGCCCCCAAGTTTTGGGCATATTTGAAAACTTGGTTTCAATATCATCCGCCGCCGCAAACATGGCATTTTTCACTACATCGGCGGTCAGTTGACCTTCTGCGGCCATAGCCCGGATTTCACCAATGGAAACATCCAAGTAATCTGCTATACTCTGAATAATTCCGGGGGCCTGTTCAAATACGCTGTTTAGTTCTTCACCACGAAGCACACCGGAAGCCATTGCTTGGGTAAGCTGGATCATGGCGGCTTGCTGTTCCTGAACACTCGCACCGCCAATAATAAACTGTTTGTTAATCAGTTCTTGGAAGGCAATCACTTCATCCATACTTCCAAACGCATCACGGGCATTTAGGCCCAATTTTGCAGTGGAAGAAGCGACATCCATATAGGAAGTTCTGGATCGTTGCGCCGAAGCCATTACCTTTTTTTCAAGGTCAGTAAGGGAACCGCCATCATCAAAGTTGATCATGGCGTTATTCAACCGGGCATTTGTGCTGGTAAGCTGGTCAGAAACCCCAAGAATTTTCTTTACAGCCGCCAACCCACCCACGGTGGCCGCAATGCCTTTTAGCTTGCTCCAAAGGCCATCAGCGGCGGTGGTGCCGTCCCTGATCCGCCTGTTGAAGCGGTCTTGCTGGTTGCCAGCATTCCGAATATTTTCTTCAATGGAATCGAAGGCGGCCCCGGCTCTTGCCAGTTCTTCACGGGCTTCCCGAATGGCTGAAGTGTCCACAGAATTACCAGAAGCCCGTTGCATGGCTTCAAAGCTGTTCAGCACAATGTTCATAGCCTTGTGCATGGACTTCAGCGGGGCAGTAACACCGTCATATAGGGCGATTGCCGTTCTAATGGTTGCCAATAGGGGTTCACCTTCTTTCCATAGCAGAGGGCCGGGGCCAACAGTTACTTTCTGCGGCCCCGGCGCTGTTTCCGTTCAATTTCTTTCTGTTTCTTCTTTTCCCGCTCCACCCGAATATCAATGGCCGCAATAATGAAGGCCCGTTCTTTCCGGGGCAAGTCCAGAAAAGCAGATGGTGTCAAATGCAGTTCGTGAAGGCAATAGTAAGCGATATTTGCTTCACCATCACCTTCTTCAATTAGTTTTTTGCCTCGTCCACCTCATCCTGAAGGGTGGTTTCAAACCCGCAAACCTCCTGAACTTTGGTCAGGTAATCGGCATACTCGCCGGGGGTCAGCATGGTTTTCAGAAGGGCTTCAGCGCCCATCACCTTATAGCTGTCCTGAAGTTCCTTGTCATTCAGGTTGGGGAACACCGTACAGGCCACAGCCAGCTTGCCAAGGTACAGATCATAGTCGGTTTCCTTCTGATACTGGTTTTTCTTGCCGGGAACGGGAAACCGCTTGGCACAGGACTTCCGAAGGGCTTCATCCTCGGTGCCGGTAATGGCCTTGATCTCCCATTCCATAGGCTTCCGCTTGCCCTTATCGTCCAATTCATCAGACAAAAACCGCTTGGAAGCAACAAACTTCACATTCTCAACGGACAGGGCATTTTCAGCCAGAAAAGCAGACAAACTCATTGTTAAAATCCTCCTATTTTGAAATTGAAAAAAGAAAAACCCGCCCACATTATCAAAATGGGGCGGGTTTTGGCAATGTTATTCCATTCCCGCAAGCAGGGCAAAGGCTTCCGGCATCTCGAAATCCTCAAAAGTGAAGTCCATATCTTCATCCAAGTATTCCGCATCAGCGTCAAACTTGGTAAGAATGCCCCCATCAATGTTGCAATCCTTCAGGATCACGGTTTGACGGCCCACAGAAGAAGTGGGATCTTCATTGGTCACTTGAATGTCAAAATAGACATCCTCGCCGGTGTCCTTGTAATGCTTCATCATTTGGCGGAAAATGCTGGTGTTATAGTGGAAGGTTGCGGAACCCGTACCACTCCAACCGGTGGATTTGTTACCCTTGCCGGTCTTGCCCAAAATGGGGATTTTCGTCTTATTCTTCTCAAAGTTGGCTTCAAGGTTGATAGCCTGCATGAAATTGTAACGGTTATCCCCAATGGTTACAAAGCATTCGGCCAAAGAAGCGGAAACTGCGTCCTTGGCTTGCATTACAGTTGCCATATACTCTTACACCCCCTTTCTTACTGGACATAGACAGTCATATAAAGCTGGGCCATAGCGTTGACCGGGGTAACATAGTCCGTCACCACAACGGCCTTCTTGGTATCGCCTTGGGCAACCGTCACATTATCGCTGGAGAAGTTCTCAATAGCCCGGATATTCTGAAGCTCCTGATGGTGCTTCACAATATCGTTCCACAGGCTGATCCGCCCGGAAGCGTCATTGGGAACTTTGCCAAGGTACTTCTTGCCGAACAGAACAGCAATATCATTGGCAATCTGATCCAGAACCCGGATTGTCTGATTGCTGGAAAAGTCCCCGGACTTTTCATCCGTCACGGAAATGAAGGTGTTAATATCCTCCAAAACCACAACCTTTTCATCCACCAGATGGAACATGAACGAACCTTCCAGAATACCGGCTTCCAATTCGCTTTGGGTATAATCAGTATCAATCTGATATTCCCCGTCATAGTCCATATTGGTTGCGGACTTGTTCACGGCGGTTCCAGCAACCACACCGGTTGCCCAAGGAACCAAGGCGGCGCTTTCGGTGTTGCCCACAATACCGTTCTTCACGCTCACCACGCCTTCAAAATCGGCCAGATTGCGGAAAGTAACCACCTGAAACTTCTTGCCCACTTCATCCCGAAGGCGCTTGCAGTAGGACACGAACAGATCAGCCAAGGTGGATTTGGTGGCCGGGCAACCCATAGCGTTGAAGGTATAGGCTTCCATCTTGTCCAAATAGGTCTGATAGGTCGCATCCTCCACAGTCCCGTTGGCTCCATTGGTCAAGGGTGTGGTGGCGGTCAGGGCAAGGGTGGCGGTGCTGATGAAGTCCACATAATCATTGTTCTTCAGGTCAGCCGCTTCGGAAATGCCCTTCTGCTGATCCACTTGGACGGTGCCAAGGAAGGTGGAAACATCATACAGTTTGGCTTCCGCCTGACTGTTTTCGTTTTCCTCAATGACAATGCGAAGATCATTGCCACGGGTGCCGGGGTATTTGGCCGTTGCATAGGTACAAGCGGCCTTGGTGCCGGAAGCGTTCAGGCGGAAGAAGTGAACCGTTTGGGCGTGCTTGAAAATCTCACGCATGGGCTTCAGTTCATCCGCCGTGTACGCATAGCCGAAAATCTTTTGGGAATCCTTTTGGAAATCCCCAAGTTCAACGGTGATCACTTCACCTTCAGGCCCCCAATTCATTTCAAGGGGAATGGTCGCAATGCCACGATCAGAGAGGGTGGCGCTTGCTTTCGCAACCGAAATGAAGTTGATATATGCACCGGGCAGAATCTTGTTCTGCGTCAAATAAGTGCCGCCGCCAAGGGCCATATCAATTCACCTTACCTTTCTTGAAAAAGTTTTGAAGCAAGCTGTCCACCTGCTCCATCGTGTATTCCTCCCCGTCCTTCAGCAAAACGGACAGAAGATCACGCCTGTTGGCGTACCGCTTGAAGGTCAGGATATTTCTTTTGGTGAAAACCGGGACATTGGAAACAGGCGGGGCCGCTTCCTCCGTCTTGGGCTTTCTGGTTTTGGTCGTAGGCATTTTTAATCCCCTCCAACTGTTCCAACCTCGGTTTCCAAGGTTTCCATCATCGTTTCATCAGCGGGCCGAATCATGGGCAAGTTGAAGTTCACAAAGAAGTGAAGAACATTGTCCACAACCTCATAATTCACGCTGGTTCCATGAAGAAGATCACCGCCCGGAAGCGTGATGAAGTTCAGGGCTTCAATCATCGTTTCCGCAACGGTGAACATTTCAGCATTGTTGCTGGGGTCAGTCGGGAAATACTGAATATCAAACGGGTGCCGCCAGATAGACCGCCTTCCAAGCATGGGCGTGATTTCCGGTTGCAGAACGGCAATTAAAAAGCAAGGCTCTTTCAAGCCTTGCCTTACATCGTTCTGATAGATTTCATACCCATCCCCAAAGGCGGTGTTCAGCGCCATTGAAATTCCTTTGATAATTTCATTAAGCATCGAAACACCCCTTCAGGAACTTGTATAGCTTTTTTTCCAGCAATGCGGGCGCTTGCTGTTCCAACTCTTGTGTGGAAATTGTCAGCATATAGCGCCCTTTCACCCAATTCTTCTTCAGCACCATCCCGCCTTCAGCGTCAGGATCATAAACAAAGCGGTCACTTTCCCAATAACCGGGAATGAACCGCCCCGGCTCTTGCCGGTGGCCGTATTCAACATAGGACGCATACTGAAGATTGTTCAGCACAACAACCGTATAATGGTTCCCACGGTGGCCCACGGGCATTACCGCCCATGCGTCACGCAAGGTTCCATATACAACCGGTGTCCGCTTTACAACCTTGTTCAGCAACCGTCCCGCAAGCTCTTTGGCCGCTTTTTGGCAGAACTTATCCAAATCAGCGCCCATCAGCTTTTCCATATTCTTGTTCAGCCGTTCCAGTTGCTTGAAATCGCATTTACCCCACTTTGCCATTAAGCATACCCCTTAAAAGGTTCAAGCTGGATTTCTTGGTGGTTGGTGAAAACCCCGGCTTCACCGCTTTTAGAATAGGTGAACTTTCGTTCAAGGTCGTTGAACCGTGTCACCACGATTTTACAACCAGCGGGGATTTCCACATCAGGGGAAAGGAACAGCTTCACAGTTTGGGTGATTGCGGCTACGGGATCACCAGAACTTGAAGTTAAAGTTTCAAAAGACAGTTTACAGGGCTGATCTTGAAGAAGCGGCGTTTCCACAAAATCAGTCAGCTTTGTGGTTGGATCGGTGACTTTCTTTTTCACGAAAACGGAACAGCGATCCTTCCACAGCCGTTCAAGGGCTTTCCTTTGGGCGCTTACCATACCAACCGCCTGTAACGGTAAATTTCATCCATCCGGCCATTGATCAGGAAGTTGATCAGGCTATCCAACCGCTGTTCCGGGGTGGAATTGCCGTCACCCACCGCAAAAGAAATATTGGTGTCACCTTCCTGAATTTGTTTTACCGCCGCTTCAAGATCAAACCCTTCCAACTGCCCGTTGGCCTTCTTCATGTTCAGGTATTCACCCACGGCCATAAATACGGCCATACTTTCCAGCCCTTCAGGAACTTCCCGAAGGTTGGTTAAATTTTTGATCCGCCATTGGACATTGGTAATCACCATATCCAACAGCGGATCAGTAGCGGCCCCCGTTACGCCAAGGGCCGTCAGCATTGCCACAACATCTTCACGCAACGGGGATCACCGCCATTCCATCAGCCCAAAGACTGAATCCGGGCAATGGGAATCGCCTTGTGGTTGATATAGGTGCGCTGGGAAGCGGTGGTTTCGCCGCTATGAACCAGCGTCCAGTTCTGCCCGTTTTCCAACTCGGCATCAGTGGGGGACAGCTTGGGTTGGCTTTTCTTCTCATAGCTGATACCAAAGGGGCTGAACACCTTGCGCTGACGCATATACAGGGTATCAACACCGCCATTGGTCTTGGGGTCACGGGCCATTTCATAGGGAACCTTGGCCCCAATATCCTCATAGGAAATAGCGCCGTTGCCCATGATATAGGTGGTGTACTGCGTAGCGGGAACCACATACATATCAGCGGCAAGGGTGCGGGTGCCGAAGTAGGGGGTGGCGCTTGCAAGGGCAATGGTGGTGGTATTGTCACCGCCAGAAGCAACGATCTTCAAAGCGCCGGGGGTGTCGGCATCGGCATCAGCATAACCGGTGACGGCGGGAAGGTCATCATCCACAACCACGGTGCGGCCATTCCAAGTGGCAAGGGTCAAATCCTTCTGAATACCGTCCCCGTCCGTCTGCTTCATAAACTCCAACAGCTTCATGTTCTCAAGGTTGGTGGCAACATCAGAGTGCATGAAGGCAAGGGTGAACTTCTGCTTGTTGGCTCCGCAAGCCTTGTTCACAGCGGAATTCAGGGTGGTGGCATCCATCTTGCCATAAATGGTGGTGCTATGCTTCTCCACAAATTCCTTGTTCTTGGTGTCCGTGGTGGGCATAGCAAAAACACCCTTCAGCATGGACAGAATGGTTTTCTGATCCAAGGTGTCCTTGTACTCGGCAACTTGGGCGGAAACATTACCCATGAAGTCAACCCCACCGGTAATGTCATAGCTGAAATCCTTTTCAGTCCACGCCTTGGCCCTACCGATCACCACCATACCCTGTTCAAAGGTCTTGGTGGAAGTGGCGGTAATATCGGTTTCACCATCATAGTTCACCGCATCCCCATCCAACAGGCCACGCATGGCAAGACGGGCGTAAGCGGTGCCGTTCTGACTGGTGAACACCGCCCGAATATCGGGGTTCCCGGCCAGCGCACGGGATTTCTTCAAAGCGTTCAAGGTCAGGTTGGGAATACGGCCAACCATATACTTGAAGGCTTCAGGGTTGAAAGACTTTGCATCAAACTTGCTGTTAGCCATCGTTCAAACTTCCTTTCTTTGTGTAGATCAAGGGGTGGATTATTCCAAAGTGGTGTCCGGGTTGTCCTCCAAATACTTGCAAAGTTCGTCATAGGACATTTTGGAAAGATCATCCCCGGTGGGCTGATTGTGGGGATCACTCTTTTCAGCGGCCTTGGCCCCCTTGAATTTGGCCTTGCCGGTGTTGTCGAAAAGAAAAGCGGTGTCCTCACCCTTGGTCAGCTTGCCAATTTCATCATCCAGCCCTTTCACCGTGCCATCATCGGCCAGTTCCGCCTTCTCCAAGAATGCGGCCAACAGCGCCTTTACAGCGGTGTTGTTTTTGGCCTTGGCATTGGTCAGGGCCACATCAACGGCATTGCTGATCTTCAGGGCCTTGATTTCATTGGCGTGATCCTTGTCCTTCTGCTTGTTCGCTTCCTGAAGGGCGGTGATCTGGTTCTGAAGTTCCGTGTTATCACCAGCGGATTTCTTCAGGGTTTCAATCTGCC